CTTTATCCCAGAGCGTAAGAACCTAGTTCTATCTAATACACCTAACCCAGTAGGCAAGTGCCTAGCAGGTGTAGCTATGCGTTCATCTATTGATGGCGAAGCTCGTGGACAGTTTGATGATGTTCTATCAGTTCAGCTTGCTCGTGCTCGCTTTGCAGTACTGCAGATCCAAGCCGCAGAGAAGTCTATCCAAGCACCTATTGCTATCCCACAGGATGTGCAAGAACTCGCATTGGGACCAGATGCAATTATGCGTTCTGCTAACCCACAAGGTATTCGCCGTGTTCCACTAGAACTACCTAATGGTGTCTTCACCGAGTCAGGTGTTTTAGAGCGTGAACTACGTACAGGTGCTCGTTACCCTGAAACTCGTTCAGGAAACATTGACGCATCTATCGTTACAGGTCGCGGTGTACAGGCACTACAGGCTGGCTTTGATACACAGATCAAGGCAGCACAAGCACAGTTTGCTCGTTTATTTATGGACCTTGTGTCTATGTGTTTTGAAGTAGACGAGAAGATCTTTGGCAATATGACCAAGGAGATCAAAGGCGTTGACGACGGTACTCCATTCAATATGAAGTACATTCCATCACGACAAATTGCAGGTAACTACGGCGTAGATGTCCGTTACGGCATTATGTCTGGTATGGATCCAAACCGCGCCATCATTGCATTACTACAAATGCGCAGCGACAAGCTCGTATCTCGTGACTATGTACGTCGTGAGATTCCAATGGAGCTTAATGTTACGCAGGAGGAACAACGTGTTGATATCGAAGAAATGCGCGATTCTCTGCGGTTGGCTGTTGCTCAGTATGCTCAGGCCATTCCAGCGCTTGCAGCGCAAGGTCAAGACCCTAGTGAAATTATCTCCCGTCTTGCACAAGTTATCCAAGGCCGTCAAAAGGGTCTTCAGTTAGAAACAGTTATCGAAAAAGCTTTTGCACCGAAAGAACAACCAGTAGCGCCAGAAATGCCTATGATGCCAGGCGCACCAGGAACTCCAGCAGCAGGTGCGGCCCCCGTACCTGCCTCGCAGCCAACTCCAGAACAAGGCGGAGCGGCCCCTGCTGCTGGTCCAGAACAACGTCCAGATATAGCAACACTGCTAGCTTCTATTAGCGGCGCAGCATAAACGAGGGAGGTGTAAAATGAATCAAGGATCACGTGCAGCAGCACCTATGTCAAAGCCTGTTGAGGGCAAGAAGGATACTTCCAAGCCAGCAGGACCAGGCAAGGTGGTACCATCAATGATGCCAGCAGGTCGTAGAGGAACTTCTGTAAAGAAGGGTTAAGAAAATTTTAATTAACGGAGGTACTGGGCGTGGATAATAATAACAAGGTTCCACGCTCAGTACACTTCGCTGATTTTTTAGTAGTACTGGCAGGTTTTGTACATAACGTTGCAAGTTCTGTACAGACTGCAACAGAAGAATTAATGGAGATAGCTGTTTACAACGCTAACCGAAACTCAGAAGTAAATAAAGCTTGGGAACAATTTTCAAACGATTTAGAAAAGATACAGGAGGATACCGATGGTAGATAGCCCATTACAAATTGGCGGTCCAGGAAAATTCTCCGTACGTGAAGACTTACCACCGTCACAAAATTACGGTGATCGCAAGGCAATGGCAGAAGATATTGCAGGTGCTTCTACTTCTCCTAAGCCATCTGCTAAGGCTACGCCTGTTGCAGATATGGCACCACCAAAGCCAGAACCATTAGTAGGAATGTTTGCACCAACACAACGTCCTGAAGAAGACATTATGACTATGGCTGGTCCACCAAAGCCAGCAGAGGGTAAGTTGTCAGATACACTTGCAGCATTGCTTCCGTACGATCAAACTGGAGAAATTTCTGTTCTCTATCAGATGGCTTTATCTAGAGGTCAGTAGTGGGATCAACCTCCAATAACATTAGGGCCATCTCTGCTCAAGCTGGATTAACGCCAGAGCAACAAGAGCAGATCAATGGCTACATCAAAGCTGTAGACTCGCACCAGAAGTTAACATCTCTTCCATCTGACGTTGCAAAACTAGAATACTCAAAGTTAACTCCAGAGCAACAGAGATCTTTGAAGGATAACTTTGGTAACGTTGAGCAAAAACGTGGATGGCTAGGCACAGCACTTCATTACACAGTAGAGCCAGCATTTAACATCATTGCCGCTCCTGTTAAATTAGCATTTAAGGGTGTCCAAGAACTTTCAGATTTATCTACACGTGCTTATCGAACCGCTGCAATTGCTATTGACCAGAAGGTTGACATCGGTAAAGCGTGGACAACAGCCAATGATAAGGGCGATAAAGTATTTAGCCCATCACGTATGGCAGAAGCGAACCGTATCTTTGGTTCGCAGTATATGTCTGTTGCACAAAAAGTTGCAGAGGGTATGACACTTGACCAGATCATTGCAACTGGAACAGAAGCAGAAAAGCAGATTGCATCACGAGCATCACAGAAAAAAGATCCACTCTTTCAAGATGCACTAGATGCAGCTAACGCTGCTAAGTATTCTCCAGGTAGATTTATTGCTAACGCTATCCTTCCGCAGAAATGGGAAGGATCAGGTGCTGCATATAAGGCTATCTCTGGTCTTGGTGATGCCGCGTTTCGCGTATTTGCAGATCCAACATTACTTCTTGGTAAAGCTAAGAAAGCATATGATATTGGAAAGTATGCGCTAGATAATATCGTTGGCGATGCTGGCAATGTACAAAAGGCATTTGAAGTAGCAAGTGTACAGCGTTTTGACCAAGCTTATGTTGGAGCACTCAAGAAGTATTCAGTAGCTCGTAAGGCAGTCAAAGAAGGTGGCGTAGATCCACAGGCTTTAGTGCAGGCTGGTATTGAACTTAAGCGTATTGCTCCTGAGTTTGGTGATGATGTTATTGAGGCTATGCTTAAAGAAGGCGTAGTCGAAGCTGGCACTATGAAAGGCTTTCTTGCTGGAAGCGAAGAAGCACTGCGTACCCTCAAAGGTCAAGCAGGTCGTCAAGTTCAACTACTTCCACGTATGGATCTTGCACGTCAGACTCGGATTGCAGCGCTTACTACTGGCAATAAGGTTCTTCGCTTTGACCAAGCAGGCAAGCGTGTTAGCCGTGAAGTATTTAGCGACCAGACCACTATCGGTGGTATTGAAGGTCAACTAATGCGTCAGACAAAGTTTGTTGATTCACGCACAAATGAGGCCGCAACTGCTAACACTCCTAAAGAGTTCTTAAAGCAGATTGAAACAAACGTCATTGGTGAGATTGAGCGTAAGACTGCCAAGCTTCGTGCAGACGGTGCATTCCGTATGCCATTGGATTATGTCCAAGATCGCATTGACCGCTTTGCATCTAAGTTTTCAAAGGTTCCGTTCTTCCGCGACAATTTCTTTGACCCTAATGCACCAGATGCTGGTGAAAAGGTTTATCAGTTAGCACGTCTTGCTAATACTCGCTACAACTCACGCCTATTTGCAGAAGCATTCAAGGCTGGAGATGAAGCACAGAAACGTCAGATTATGATGGGTGTCTTCAATACAGTAGCTGAGATCCGTGGACTTAATAAAGTTCCTGGCGGTAAGAATGTTCTTGATAAGTTGGCTAATTCATCACGCGAGCAGTTGTTTGCTCCACGTATTTTAGTACGCGATGCCAAGGGTAAGCCAGTGCTCAATGATGACGGAACTTACCGTTACTTTGAGCCATCTAGTTTTAACGACCAACAGTTTGCTATCTTTGATTTCCAACTAGCATCAGGTATGACAGTTCCTAAGATTCAAGATCTTGATGGAATCGTTGACCGATACCAAGTGGCAAGTAGGATTATGAGTTGGTCGCACAAACCTTGGGCTGAGAACTTAACGTCTGGTTGGTCATTCTTGACTCTTGCTGGTCCTCGTTTTGCTGTACGTAATTCTATTGAAGATCTAATGGTTCACCTTGCAGTAGGCGATTCAATCTGGGGCTTAGCAGCAGGTAAACGTTTATCAACTAAGTTACGTACTGGTCAAGGCGGAGATACGCTAGGAGTTATCAATAAACTTGTTAAGCGTTCGGACCGTGCGCTATATCAAGGTAAGATCGAAGCAGCCAAAACCGTACAAGATGCTCGCAAGGTTATGGCAGATGCTGTTATGGCAGATAAGTACCTTGGCAAACTTGATCCACAGGCACGTGAAATTATTGCTGAGATGGCAGAGTTTGGTGCTATTGATGAACTGCTTGCAGGTGTTGCTGAAGGTGGTAAGAAAGGCATCACTGGTGCAGACCACTGGACGGATGCTCTTCGTACTGTAGATCAATTTGGCACATCTCGTGAGTACAAGATTAATGGAGTTACATACGCCAAAGATAGCGGTGGAAACTACCGCGAGTATTCTCCGATTACAGCAGAAGGCAAGATTGCTTGGGTAACAAGCATTGCTGCTATTGGTAATGACCCACTTGGTTCTATCGCTCTTCAATATATGTCAGACAGCCCAGAGTCTAGAGAATTTGCTATCAGGCAGATTATGAAATACATTG